TTATTGCATTTATCCATATCGAACGGCAAATTATACGCGGTTAAAATAGGATTGTATTTTCCTGCTACACGATTGAGCCAGTTATTGATAGCGTTCACAGATGCTAACATTCTTGCGCCATTTTCTAGCATTTCATTGTATTTTGTAAATCTTCTGTCTTTGCCTTGTTTTGACCATAAAGAAGATGCCTCTTCTTTAGGGATATAAAACAAGGGATCAATACCAAATACGCCACTTACAAGTACGCCACATTGGTCTGCAATATTACCTTTCCTATCCACAACAACTGCTCCAAAATCCGCTACCTTATCGTTTATTGTAGTTTCTGTATCAATAATTAAGTAATAATCTTTTTTCATTTTCTTTTTTCCTTGTATATAATACCCCTTACTCTAAGGGGTATTTATTTATTTAATTAACTAAAGCTAGTTACTAGCGTTTGGAGGTCTGCTTTCGTAGATTTTACGAGTGAGTTAATCTCAATATTAAAATGAGAATTAATTTTAGCAACCAATTCCATTTTGGTTATCACAGGNGAACCNTTTTTNGTTACTCGCTCTTTTTTCTTGTATACGCCCTCGCTAACTAATTTTGCGATAATAGATTTTAAAGTCCTATTATTTTCAACCGCGATTTTTTTTGCGTTCTCTAATGTTGGTTCTTTATTGTACGCCGCGATAATAGTTTTAGTAAGTGCATCCGTGTAATTTACAGTTGTAATTTTATCAGTCATAATATATTCCTTGTTAAAAAATGGTTGTTGCGGTATTGCCTCAATCCATAAGTACATTATACAGCATTCTATAAAGAAGTCAAGTTTTATTTTCATTTATTTTTCAATTCTTTTTAGNNTGTATTTATATGCAAGNNCCGTGCCAACAATTATATATGCAATTATCGTGCCACATTTCTACACCTCCGCAACCCTGGTGTATACCTAGTGAGATCAATTCCTCCGCTACTCAGGTGTATAGCTAGTGAGATCAATTCCTCCGCTACTCAGGTGTATACCTAGTGAGATCAATTCCTCCGCTACTCAGGTGTATACCTAGTGAGCGCGTGTTGAGAATCATTCTCATACAGGGCGGTAATGAGACTCATTCGCATTTCGGCGCTTCGCGCACCCACACGTGTAAAACTTTTAAAATATACAAGTTTACGTCAATTGACGCTAAACGATAGCGAATAGTAAACAACGCTAAACGATAGCGAATAGTAAACAACGCTAAACGATAGCGAATAGTAAACAACGCTAAACGATAGCGAATAGCGAGTAACAAGCAGCGAATAATAGTTAATAAGACTACCCAGTACACAATATAAAGGGGACCAACTCAAAAAAACTTCTTGACATTTTTCCCATTTTTTGTTATACTTCAGTATATAAATGAGAGGAATATAATGCAAAATTTAGCAACAGTAGAAGAGGCAAATATCTCCCCCGAGGGGTTAGAGATCGCAAATACCTATTTAAAAACCACCTCCGTTAGAGAAACAGCACTCCTACTTAAAGTCCCCGAGGATTCCGTTAGTAAATACCTGAATCAGCGAGAAGTAAAAAAGTACGTGGATACTGTTTTCTTAGACTTAGGTTATAGAAATAGATTTAAGTTGGCAGCAACGTTAGATAACATCATTGAGCAGAAGCTTGAAGAATTAGACGAGACGGAGATGACATCTAACAAAGATATTGCCGACTTGTTACAAATGGCCCATAAGATGCGAATGGATGAAATAAAAGCCACCGCAGACCAAACTAAAGCAGAGCAAGCAATTGTTAAAAATCAGACAAATGTCCAGATTAACGATAACTCTAGCTTTGGTGAAGGTAATTATGGGGAACTTATGAAAAAATTATTACAGGATGGTTAATATGAACGCAGTGGATAGAGCAGAAGCCCTTTCAAAGAGCTTAAAAGTAGAAGGATTTAAGAATTTCAATACATGGACTTTAGACCTTTTAGAAGCCCTAAACAGCAAGATGGAAGCTCTAGAGTTAGAGATTTCAAAATTAAGGATAAAAAATGGCACATCTAAATAATGAAGCTATTAGAGAAGCATACAAATCATATGGTAGCCTAGATGCTACTTGGAAACAGTTCAGAGGAAATGGAGCTTCTTTAGATTATATTAAGAAAGTCTGTGTACCTCCAGCAGTAAAGAAGAAAACAGGTAAATAATGTCTATAAATACTGAGGTACTGGAAAAACTAGGAAAGTTGGAAGCCCGCTGCGACGAAGGTTGTGGCAAGAAAGTACCCTTAGGATTAATATTAGCTATATGCGTACAAACGTTCGCCATTATTTGGTGGGCAGCTGGAGTAGACGGAACGGTCCAGCGTATAGAATCTAGCATGCATAAAACTCTTAATGAAACTGAAGTTAAAAACTTTATAGCAGAAAGAGAAAAAGTTTATATGGAGATGGATGGAGACAGACATCTAAATATACAGTCCCGAATGGTACGTGTAGAAAGCAATTTTGAGCATATAAATAAAGCCTTAGATAGAATTGAAGGTATACTTACTAAGAAAATATGGAAATAATTTTTTGCCATTTTTATATGGTGTTTTAATAATCCTAGGGCTTCGGGGAGTTCTCACGATAAAATAAACTTCGAAGCCCTCCATAGTGAGGGCTTCTTTAATGGAACTAAATGAAATAAATGAACTTATAGAGACGCTAATGCCCGAAGTAGAGGCTTTAGCTTCTAAATATGTTAAAATATATAAAGAATTAAATGCTCCTGCTACTGCTACTGCTACTGCTAGCGTTTCAAAAGACTTTAAAAAGATCTATAGAGAAATTAGTAAAGAAACCCACCCCGATAGAGTAGAGGGGCATGAGGATCAATTTAAACGTGCATCTGTTGCTTATAAAGAAAAAAACGAATTAGAAATGTTACGCGTTTATAGCGAACTTGGTCATTATTCTAGTAACTTAGTAGATGAGCAAGAATTAAAAGATGTAAAAAGTAGTAACCGCTACCGATGGGTTATGCTATACCAGGAAGGTAAAATACAAGAGGTTAAAGAAGATCTTTTGAAGTTCTTACTTAACGAGATATACACCTTGGAGGTAGAAAATGAGTAGATGGTGTGGGTGGAGTCAAGCTGTTTCCCAGATATTAGTTGCTTGTTGCTTTCTTTATATGGCTTTCGTTGCTAATAGGGCTCTTATTAGTATTAGCGAAACTATTGTAGAGGCTAAAGAGGATTTACACTCTATACAGCAATCTATGCTACATATGAATAATGAGTTACATACTGTTAATACACGAATGGAACAAATGAATACACAAGTTGACGGTGTACGTCGCAAATTAAACCCTTTTAGAATGTTTAGTCCTTTTTAGGCTGGAGAAGAGATGTTAGAAATTAGTAGAGATGATATTAGTGCAGATGCTTTAATAGAGTACCCTAAAGATACTAGGTTTATAAAATTACCTATTAACCAGTATATGGAGCTACTTAAAATTGAGCCAATTAGATCGCAAATTGCTTTAATAAACGCGATCAATTCGCCTAAGTATAGATTTGTAGTATCAGCACTTTCTCGAAGGCAAGGTAAGACTTACATTGCTAATATTATAGGTCAGCTAATAGCTTTAGTACCCGGTATGAATGTACTAATCATGAGTCCTAACTATTCTCTATCTCAGATATCTTTTGACCTGCAACGTAACCTGATTAAACACTTCGATTTAGAAGTAGCTAGAGATAATGCGAAAGATAAAATTATTGAACTCACGAATGGTAGTACTGTTAGAATGGGTTCCGTCAATCAAGTTGATTCTACAGTTGGTAGGTCTTACGACTTAATTATATTTGATGAAGCTGCCCTCGGTGATGCTGGTATGGATGCGTTTAACGTCGCATTAAGACCTACTCTAGACAAACCTAACTCAAAGTGTATTTTTATTAGTACCCCTCGTGGACGTAATAACTGGTTCTCGGAATTTTATCAGCGTGGTTATAATAATGAGTACCCAACGTGGTGTTCTATTAGAGCTACCTATCATGAAAACCCTAGAATTAGTCAAGAGGATATTGATGAAGCTAAAAGAGGTATGTCTAAAGCGGAATTTAACCAAGAGTACCTAGCAGACTTTAATACTTTTGAAGGACAGGTTTGGGACTTTAATTACGCTGAATGCGTAGCTGATCTATCTGAATTAGATACCTCCCGTATGGATATATTTGCAGGAATGGACG